CAACCTCTATACCTCAGGTCGTGCTTATGGTGGACCTGAGGAAGGCGGGTGGTGGTACAGCTACCTGTCACATGAAAAGACATTGGCTTCTTTTCGCACAGCCGATGAGGCTGAAGACTTTGCTGGTCTTGTGAACCAGGGAACCATCAGCACCTACAACATGGGCTATGGTCCGCATGATGGTGTCGATGCTGCCGGTCAAGGTGATGACAGTTACATCTTAAAGGGTGGTAGCTGGGGCGAGGAACACTACAAGGTCCTTGTCGAGACACACAGAGGCAAGTCTCTGCCTAATGAAGTACCTCATTATGAATAAACATATCCGCATTCTTGGCGAGTGCTTGGCACTAGCCTTGATGGGTGTTGTTGCATACGCACTGCTATGCATGGCACCCGGTCTTGAAGCCTTGATAATCGAGGCTAAACATTTGAACTAATCGATACACCATAGGAACCGTTGCGAATGTCTGAGGACCTCCTCAGAGATTAGCTTCGGTTCCTTTCTTGTTAACCCGAACGAACAGGAGCATCTTACCAATGCTACACACAGTAAAGGCTAGTCGAGCCGATAAGACTGCGGGTATTGCAGTCACATACAGGGCAGGAGAAGGCAATAAGTTTGGCACCTGCCCCACCTCATGCGAACTCATGCATGATGGTAACAGTGGCACCACTGAGATAGACGAAGAGTACTATCGTGCCGTCAGGTACAGCGTACCCAAGATGGGTATCGCTTGGACCTACACTCACTTCGATCCCTTCGATCTACCTTATGAAGGTACGACCATGACCTACAAAGGTCCTAAGTGTACCATCAATTTCTCTCGACCAGACATTGATAGTGCGGCGAGGCATCAGTCATACGGTATGCCTTGCGTCACTGTCGTTCCACCTAACTACTGGGATGACAAGGATAGCCACAAGCATGTCACTGTTAATGGTGTCAGAGGCGTGCGCTGTCCCCATGAATACCTAGATAATCTTAACTGCCGTGAGTGTGGCAACGGCACCCCTCTCTGTGCGCGTGAGGACAGAGATTACTTCATCATCTTCACTGGTCACGGTAGCAGGAAAGACAAGTGCTACGCGGGGCAAGGTAACTGCAACATCTGGTGGACTCGATTGTCTAAGGGGTCCTCAGACATCAGCGATGCAGAGACACACAAGGCATTCGTTAAGTCACTGCCACCTCGCACCATGCTGCGCCCACATATTGCTGGAGATATAGGAAAGGAGAGCAAGTGATGACTAACAAAGAATTTCTAGATGACCTGATGGACTTCAGTCCTTACGGCGCACTCACTCAGGTCTTCATCATGGAAGCTATCAGAAAGTACAGCGAACAGGTCTGTGATGCAGACGATAAGATATTTGAAGGAGGACTAATAGATGGGACGGCGTGGAAAGGCTGTGCCTATGACATCAAAAGGAAGATCGATGAGAGGATCAAGGAATGAGTAGCGTAATAGACAATACCATAGAGGCTTATCGAGTACTCGCAACGGCACAAGCGATACGCCTGTGGATGAGAGCGAAGATCAAACCATCAAGGGACATGGGCATACGTGACCTGCTCCGTATAGCAGGTGAGTACACTGGCATTTACTACCCCAACAGTAGAAGGGGACAGGCTCAAGCCGTTGAAGACCTTGATAATATGATAGCTGGCAGGGAGAGGAGACTTAAGAATGCCTGATGATAACACAAAACGTGTAGTGTGCAGCGGTTCCGAATCTGTACACGGTGATGGTGGTCAGCACTTCAGCTTCATGCTGACCTTGGACTTAACAGATGAGGAGTGGCTACTGCTAGACGAGGTGCATGACAGTACAGGTGCCTCGACACACACGATAGTTAACAACGCTTTGCGTTACGCCCTTCAATCCAGCCGCGCAATGGACGGCAGAAAGGAGAGTGTTGCGAGAGTAGTAACAGTCTGGGATTTATTGTAAACTGTTTGTTGTAGATTGGAGAGATGTCAAGTCATGGATTCTTGGAAACAAAAAGTTGGGATTGCCCTTCATTACTGTATCGAAGGAAGGACTTTATATTTAACGGCTGAGTCATTTAATCCCGTGGCTAATAAAGAAATAACATCAACCATCAGCAACTTGAGTCAGGCTAATATATCCTTGGCTCTCGACCTATCACTGCCACTTAGTGTTCACGAGTACATAACTAAGAGCAGTGCTAACATACTTAGTGTCCAACAGTACGATGATGAGGTGTCTCTGCTTATAGAGTTCCTTGCTGACTACGAGGAGGTCACGGGTGAAGAGCACAATCTTAGTGCGCTTGGGATCATCACACTCTTAGAGAGCAATAGACACAGCTTGATCTTTGCTGAGGATAGGTTCGATCCATCAAGATTGGATGTGCCACCTTGCTCGGTTAGCCGTGCAGCTATAAGTAGCTTCATAAGCACTCAGGCTACCTTAAATTCTGGGATTATGCTTAGAGCTTTAGGTTACACACCTGATATTTCATTCGCATTAACTGACAGGTCAAGGTTTTCGCCTGAGTATTACTCACCTCGGCGGGGGATCGGTCAATATAAAGGGTACTAAATGATAAATGGCGAACTGATACAGGCATTGAGGGTTCTTCGTACCCTTGATGAACGGATGCAATTACAAACAGCTATTACCCTACTCCTAGTCATGGAGTTCCAGCCCTGCCGCATGGCATCTCTTCGATCTATGGCAGGTTTAAGTCAAGCGAGTATCAGTAGAAATTGTGCAGCCCTAGGCCGCATACATAGGAAAGGTATGCCAGGTTTAGGTCTTATTAAAACAGAAGAAGATATCATGGACCGCAAGCACAAGATCGTTTCGCTCACACCTAAGGGTGAGAACATCCAAAGTTTGTTGAATGCCCCAATGTCTGAGGGGTCCTTAGACTTTCTTAAAGGAGAGGAGACTGTATGAGTCAGATACTACCAACAGGTATCACTGTTAAGGAGAGCACCGGGCAATACCAAGTTCGTATTGTCCGGCGTGACTCTAAGAATAAGAGGAAGGAAATAAGGAGACTGTTCACCTCTCTGTCTGAAGCAAAGAGGTTCTTGCATGAGGCTAGAAACACAGAGGTTGAAGAAACTGCAAGGTCTACATGCACACTGATTGAGGCAGCGGAGCTTGCAAGGATAGTGTTCTGGTCTGGTAACAAGGACGAAGACCGTAGCTGGCGAAGGGCTGAACTGTTGTGTGAGTTCTTCGGCAAGGACAAGCTGATCACTGCCGTCAGGTCAACAGACCTAGCTGCCTACATAACACACATGAAAGACACTGGTAGGAAGGGGAGCACCATCAACAGAAGGATGGCCCCTCTCTCCAAGATGTGGGAAGCGGCAGCTATGGAGGGCTTGGTCAGCATGAGCACCAAGCCTTGGTATAAACGAGAGAAGGAACCTAAGGGCAGGATCAGATGGCTATTCCCTGATGAGGAGAAGAAGATACACGAATGGTTCATCGATCATGGTAGGTACGAGTTAGCTGCCCACCTTACGTTCTCTATCGATACAGGCCTGCGTACTATGGAGTCTCTTGTCGTTGACCATCAACATGTAACACCAACTGATGAAGGGGAGTATGGTCTATGGGTTGAACCTATATCAGGCAGCGAAGATTGGGAGGACGATTGGTTTTCCAAGAACGCACAGTCAAGGGTGGTTCCCATTACCGACAGGACAATGGACATCATCCAAGCTAGGAGAAACCATTCGCCTATATTTGAAGACGTTCCTTACCATATCATCAGCTACTGGTGGGCTAAGGTAAGGGAGGAGTTGTTCGATGGTGACAAGGGCATAACATCCTACGTCACTCGACACACCTGTGCGTCCCGCCTAGTGCAACAGAAGATGCACCTCAAGGACATTCAGAAATGGATGGGACACACAAAGTCTACAACAACTGAACGCTACGCTAAGAACAGTAGCCATGACATCAAGCATGGCAAGGCTATGCTAGAGAGGTATCACACATGAGTTTTCCAACTGATAATGGGATGGGCTACTTACCACAAGATAGAAATAAAGTTATGTTGAGGGAGCTAGTGTATAAAGAATCTATATGGTACACCCCATCCCCTTAGAAACCACAACCACCCCATAGTATTGTTAGAATAGTTACAAACAATTGGTTAAGTCATTGATATTAAACGATGGTGCGATGGCCGAGTGGTTAGGCAGTGGATTGCAAATCCCCTTACACGCCTATACACCAGTGCATCAACCAGAGTTGAACGTCAATAACACCGGCACGCACACCAAATACACCCGTGCAACTATGGGGTGGTCCGACATTGGAAGGACCACACTATGGACTTGGGGAAAATATCCCGTCAATTTGAACTGGAAAAGGAGAGCAGAGCAGAAGGAATAAGGCGCAGTGATTCGCGTAACACCAAGCTGCGTAAATCAGAGATGAACTCTATGACCAGATCAGTAAAGAATCTGGTTGGTTACTACATCGATACGATAGCCCGTGAGCTGAAGGCAGACCTCACGGCATGGGTACAAGGCAGAGGTCGATCAAACTTTGAGGCTTACAACCTGATCAATAGCCTTGAGCCTGATGTCTTGACGGTGATCACGCTTAAGACTGTGATGAATTTTTGTGCCACTGAGGACAGCGCAACGTCACTGTTCAAGCGTGTTGGTGAGGCTATCAACACAGAGATCAGGATAAGATCGTTCGAGGAAGCTAGACCAGAGCTGTTCAAGGTACTCGATGATGACCTGAAGAAGCGTGCTTGGGGCTACAGGTACAAGCGGCGCAAGCTCATGGAGTCTAGCAAAAAGGCCGGCATAGTTTGGGACACTTGGACCGTGAAGCAGCGCATCCTCGTTGGTGTTCGCTTGGTTAACTACGTGCTTGCACACACAGACCTTATCGAACTGCTGCAGCTACCCAAGTCGCAGAAGAGGGTCAAGTACACTGACCAGTGCGTGGCTTGGATCACAAAGTCAGACTATTTGCAGGCAATCAACGAACCGTACTGGTATCCGATGATCGTCAAGCCTAGGCCTTGGCGTGGAACCTACCCGTCGCAGGACCCTGCAGAAAACATGGCAGGTGGTTACCTATCTATGCATCTGCGTCAGCTATCTTTGGTGCGTGTGCATAACCGTGACTACCTAGAAGAGCTTAACGCTTTCCCAATGCAGGAGGTCTACACAGCCGTCAACGCTATCCAAGAGACTAGATGGACTGTGGATAACGACATGCTGGAGTTCGTCGGTGAACTCTGGGATACCCAATCACCGCTCGGCAAGATACCGTGTGAGAAGCTGATCGATATACCTCCTAAGCCACCGGGTGAGTATGAGGTGGAAACGTGGAAGGCTTGGAAACACGAAGCCGTCAAGGCTTACGTGGCTAAAGAGAAGCTGACCAGCCGGAGGATACTTGCAGCGCGTACCCTTCAGGTCGCTGATAAGTTCAAAGATGAGGAGGAGATTTATTACGTTCACACCCTAGACTTCAGGGGTCGAGCGTACCCTCAAGCCAGCTACCTGCAGCCTCAAGGTGATGGCATGTGTCGATCTCTTCTGCGCTTTGCTGACGCAGAGGGCAAGCCTATGGATGATGAGGCCGCGCGCGAACTAGCTATCTATGGTGCCAGCCTGTTGGGCTACGACAAGGTAAGCCTTGACGACAGGGTGGCGTGGATCGATCAGCATGAGGAAGAGATACTAAGGTCTGCGGATGATCCCTACGAGTGCAGGTTCTGGGACCAAGAAAAGAAACCTCTCCTCAATCTAGCTTGGTGCAAGGAATGGAAGGGCTGGAAGGAGCACGGCAAGGATTTCTATAGCACCCTACCCGTGATGCGTGACGGTACGTGCAACGCCATCCAACACTGGGCTGCAATCTTGAAAGACCAAGAGGCAGCTTGTCATGTCAACATGACAGGTAACGTGATACCCGGTGACGCTTACTTGGTATCTCTTGCGAGACTGACCGACAACCTTAAGAAGAAGGCTGCGCTTGGTGACGAGATAGCCAAGGGTTGGCTTGAGTTTGGTATCGACAGGGACCTGACAAAGAAACCTACGATGACCCTCGCCTATGGGTCACGCAAGTACAGGCTCACTGACACAGTGTGTGATTGGGTAGCTGATAGGTGTGAGACAGAGCACATTCCTGAACCGTTCGATGGTCACTACTTTCATCCTGCCCGCGCTCTGACAGATGAGATATGGGATGCGATCCGCCAGACGGTAGGGTCCGTTATGGTTGGCATGAAGTTCCTTCAGCAATGTGCAGGGGTCCTCCATAAAGCTGGTCTGCCTGTCACATGGATCACACCCACCGGCATGTACGTGCGGCAGGTGTACCCTGAGCTGAAGGACAGGCGTATCAAGACCAAGCTACTTGGTAACACCATACGCATGACCGTTAAGGAGGCTGTGTCTGACAAGTTCAGTAGGCACAAGCAAGTCAATGCAGTGGCGGCTAATTTTATCCACTCTCTAGATGCTTCAGCACTGATGTCTACTGTGGTCGAGGCTAAGAACAGAGGGGTCAATGCCTTCTGCATGATACACGATAGCTATGGCACCGTAGCGGCAGACTCTCCCACCCTGTCTCAAGTCACTCGCGAAAAATTTTGTGAGATGTATACGGACACAAACCACCTCAAAATTATGAGGGACCACATAAAAGAAGCATTACATCCAGAGTTTCGGGAGATGCTTCCAGAGATACCAGAGATGGGTACATATGAAATAGATCAGGTCTTGAGATCAGATCATTTCTTCAGTTGAAAAGTCTGAGGACCCCCTCAGACATTAGGAGAGAATAGAATTGAATAAGCATACAACTATGACAACACCTGCAGGTGTAGCTAAGTGGGCTTGGATAAGCAAAGCAGACACAAAGTTCAATAGTGATGGAGAGTTCAAGGTTACTCTTGTCTTAGATCAAGACACTGCTACACCTGTTATAAACAAAATAGAAAAGGAGCTTGATACTTTCTACAAGGGGCTGAAGGCCCAAGGTAAGAAGAAGATCAAAGAAGCTGTTCGACCATATGGAGAGGAGGTGGATGACGAAGGCGATCCCACAGGGAACGTCGAGTTCAGGTTCAAATCCAAACAAAAGTTTAAGCCACGTATCCCTGTGTTCGACAGTAAGGGAAAACCACTGACAGATGTGGAAGTCTGGGCAGGAAGTAAGATCAAAGTAAACACAGCGTTAGCACCCTATGAGGCACCAATAGGTGCTGGTCTATCCATGCGACTGAATGCAGTGCAGGTCATAGACTTAGTTCAGGGAAGCAGCGGAACAGCAGAAGGATTTGGATTTGACGAGGAAGACGGCTACGTCCATGAGGACGAAGAACCGTCGATGGAAGAAGAGGCCGAAGTCCCTGAGGAACTTGAAGAAGAAGGGGACTTCTGATATAACAAGCTTGCCCTTTCGTTCGGGGCTTGAAGAGAAGGTGGCATCAAGACTTGGTAACCTTGGTGTCACCTTCAACTTTGAACCAGACTGGATTAAATATCTAAAGCCAGCAAAGGTTCACAGGTATCTACCAGACTTTGTTGTCGGAAATATTATCATCGAAGTCAAAGGTAGGTTCGACTCTGCAGATAGAGTCAAGCACCTAAATATCAGAAAACATTATGGTCACCCTGATGAAGGCGGATTAGATATCCGCTTTCTGTTCAGTAATCCACGACAAAAGATAAGTAAGAAGTCGCAGACCACATATGGAATGTGGTGTGAGCGGCATGGTTTTAAGTATGCAGACCTTAGTGGTCTGGAAGAGTTATTAAAAGGATGAATGAAAGACAGAACACAGAGTTAATCGTGATCCACTGTGCAGCAACCAAGCCATCTATGGATGTCGATGCTGAGTGGATAAAGAAGATACACATTCAGAGGGGGTTCAGGACGATAGGCTACCATTTCTTTATCCAACGTAATGGTGTTGTTGAACCGGGCAGAGCCGTCGAAGAGATAGGTGCTCATGCTTACGGTAAAAACAAAACAAGCGTTGGGGTTTGTTTAGCAGGTGGTGTCGATGAAGGCATGAAACCTGAGAACAACTTCACGGATAGCCAGTGGTGGGCATTAGCCAACCTTGTCAATGAGCTGTGTAAAACATATCCAGAAGCTGAGGTAATAGGACACAACGAGGTATCCAACAAAGCGTGTCCATCCTTCGATGTAACCAAATGGAGAGAGGAGAATGTCACTAGATATAAATCTTAGTGACTCAGAGTTCCTCCGACATGAACCGTGTCCAGCCTGTGGCAGTCGAGATAACCTCGCCCGTTACAGTGATGGTCACGGTTTTTGTTTTGGCTGTGAGCACTATGAGCATGGATCAGACGATCAACCAAAAGAAGGAGAGAGATTATTGCAGACAGTTAGTAAGGCGATACCTAAGCGAAAGCTGACACAAGCTACCACTTCTCACTTTGGCTACGGTGTAGCTAAAGATGGAGATAAGACTGTTCAGGTTGCAAACTACTACGACGATCAGAAGAACCTGATAGCACAGAAGATACGCACCCCAGATAAGAAGTTTAATTGGAAGGGGAATAGCAAAGACGTAGGTCTATATGGTCAATGGCTATGGCGTGATGGTGGTAAGATGATCACCCTGTGTGAGGGTGAGCTAGATTGTCTGAGTATATCTCAGACTCAAGACAACAAGTGGCCTGTCGTTAGTGTCAGTCATGGAGTGACTAGCTCTATCAAGTCTGTAAAGAAGTCACTTGATTGGCTGGAGAAGTTTGACCGCGTGAACATCTGCCTAGATCAGGATGTTCCCGGTAAAAAATATTCAAGGGAGATAGCGAAACTATTTTCTCCCGGTAAGGCACACATTGTAACCCTACCGCTTAAGGACCCTAGCGATATGCTGGTGTCTGGTAGGGCTAGAGAGCTGACCGATGCTATATGGTCAGCTAAGGTCTACCACCCTGACGGCATAGTAGATCACTCTGATCTGCTTCAGTACATCAAGCGACCGAAGAACAAGTCATCTCTTCCTTACCCCTTTCAAGGTCTGAACGATAAGACCTACGGAATGAGGCGAGGAGAACTGGTGACATGGTGTGCAGGATCGGGCGTCGGTAAGTCCCAGGTCTGTAGACAGATAGCTGATGAGCTACTCACAAGAGGTGAGAAGGTTGGATACATAGCCCTTGAGGAGTCAGTGCAGCGCACTGCAGAGGGCATGATGTCTCTCAAGTTGGGCAAGGCTATCCATCTAGACACTAGAGATTGGAGTGAGCTGTCTGACGACGAGCAAGCAGAGCGGACAGTAGCTTATGACAAGCTTGAAGGTCTGTATTGCTACGATCACTTCGGATCAATCGACAGTGACAACCTCATCAACAGGATACGGTTCATGGCTAAGGCCTTAGACGTACACTGGGTTGTCTTAGATCACCTGACAATCATGTCATCCGCGTTAGCAGAGGGTGACGAGAGGCGCACCATCGATGCCACCATGACCGCTCTTAGGTCGCTGGTCGAGGAGTGCAACATTGGTCTTATCCTAGTGTCTCACCTCCGTAGACCTGATGGTAACAAGGGGTACGAGAACGGTATTGAGTTAAGCCTGAATGCCCTCAGGGGTAGTCACTCCATAGCTCAACTATCAGACCTTTGCATTGGCATAGAACGTGACCTCAATGGTGACGAGCGTCATGTGTCTACCATCAGGGTGCTCAAGAACAGGTTCAGTGGTGACACTGGTGTAGCCTGTACTCTCCGCTTCGATCCTGAGACTACCAAGCTTGAGGAGTATTTCTCTGAGGACCCCTCAGACATTGAGGAGGTACTCAATGACTACTGAGAAGGAGATGCCTGATGACGTAGCTGATGCTTTGATAACTATCTTTGCTGCGATCTATCAAGCCACCATAACCAAGCGTACTGTTGAGATCAAAGTGTTGACAGATGATATGGAGGACCTTGTCAACGAGGTGACCGAAGAGGTAGCTGACGTAATCCCTGAAGCAGAACTGGTGACTGTGCTGAGGGAGACACTTCATTGATAGTCTTCGATATAGAAACAAATGGATTGGTTGGTGATGTAATTCACTGCATCACTGCCATCGATCAACATGCCAAGAGATACACTTGGACAGACAACTGGAGAGAGGCTCTGCCTCTTCTGGAGAAAGCTGATGTCCTAGTAGGTCACAACATCATAGACTTCGACATACCTTTTATTCAGAGGCTTGAACCTAAGTTCAAACCTGAGGGTATCATCAGAGATACACTGGTCATGTCTCGTCTCGTTTGGCCTGATGTAAAGTCACAGGACTTTGAGAGGGAAGACTTCCCCACCAGACTCATAGGTTCCCATAGCCTTAAGGCATGGGGTATGCGGCTAGGTAACCACAAGGGAGACTTTGAAGGACCTTGGGATACTCTCACTGACGAGATGCTTAAGTACGCACAGCAAGATGTTGAGGTCACCTTAACGCTGTACGAGAAGCTGATCGAAGAGGGGTTCAGCCATGACTCCATAGAACTAGAGCACCGCATACATGATATCTGCAGAAGTCAGGAGATGTACGGGTTCAAGTTCGATAGTGATAAAGCATGGGAACTTCTTAGTGATCTTGTTAGGCGTAGGGATAAGCTGGAAGAAACCTTTCAGGAATTGTTCCCTCCATATGAGGTGCTTACTCCCTTTCTACCTAAGGCAAGCAACTCTAAGTATGGCTACGTTAAGGGTGAGCTGACACAGAAGAGTCATACTGTAACCTTCAACCCTAACAGTAGGCATCACATAGCGAATAGGCTGCAGCACAAGTATCAATGGAAGCCTAAGAAGCACACTGACAAGGGTCAACCTAAGATCGATGAGACTGTCCTTGTTGGACTGCCTTACAAAGAAGCAAAGCTCTTAGCTAGATACTTCCTTCTGCAGAAGCGTATAGCAGCGTTAGGTGAAGGCAGGAGAGCTTGGCTTAATGCTGCTAAGGGAGACAGGATACACGGCAGGGTTATCTGTAATGGCGCTGTCAGCGGTAGGGCTACCCATGTGAAACCTAACATGGCTCAGGTCCCTAGCGTTAGGGTGCCGTATGGCAAGCAGTGCCGTGAGCTGTTCACTGTCGGTAAGGGCAAGGTACTCGTAGGCTCTGACATTTCAGGCTTAGAGCTAAGGGTATTGGCTCACTACATGCACCCTATGGATGGTGGCGAGTACGCCAGAGCCATCCTTGATGGTGACATACATACCTACAATCAGAACAAGGCTGGTCTTAGTGACAGGGATCAGGCGAAAACATTCATCTATGCGCTGATTTATTCTGCAGGTGCAGAGAAGCTCGGTCAGATAGCCGGTGGTAACAAGCGTGTAGGTGCCTCACTAAAGAAGAAATTCCTGAAAGAGCTGCCAGCTTTGAACAAGCTGATTGGAGGCGTGACCTCTAAGGCTACTCAAGCAGGATATTTACGTGGACTCGACGGCAGGAAGCTGCGTGTCCGTTCACCTCATAGCAGTGTGAACCTATTGGTTCAGTCTGCAGGTGCAGTGATCTGCAAGAGGTGGCTAGTTGAAATTCAAGATGAAGTTAATTCCCGTGGACTGAGTGATCGATGCCGTCAAGTGGCATGGGTACATGATGAGGTGCAGTGGGAATGTGACAAAGAATTAGGAGAGACATTTGGAGAAATCGCAGTGCAGTCTGTTCGACGGGCAGGAACATACTTCGGAATTAGAATGCCCCTCGACGCTGAATATAAAGTCGGAACGGATTGGTCAGAAACACATTAGCCTAGAGTGGTTGGCTGGGTATGTAGATGGAGAGGGATGCTTCCAGTACTACGGAAAAGCACAGCCTCACATACGCATCAACAGTGCAAACTATGACCTGATGTGCCGCATACGTGATTCGTATGGTGGTAAAATATACGACCACGCGAAGAGTAAAGGTAACGCAAGACAGACATGGACATGGTTAATAGCTAATCAAGAAGCTCTTGATCTTGCAGTCGAGTTGATACCTTACCTCAAAGAGAAACAAACCCAAGCTATAGCCATCCTTGGAGTAAAGAAGGGTGAGGATGAAAGGAATGAGGTTCTCATCAGTTATCTGAAAGACGAGAAGAGAACCGACTACACACACCTAGTGAAGGAGAGTTAAGTGAAGCTGTTAGTTGATGGAGATATCGTAGCATATCGAACTGCTATGAGTTTTGAACA